AAAAATAGATTAATTCTTTCTGCTGGTAAAGATGTTGATGAAGATTTTACTTTAAATTATAGTGATAATGGTTCTAATGTTTCTTTATCTGGTAGTGATATTAGGATAGGAATCACTAACTGGACATATGAAACACGTAAGAATAATGAAAAATCTTCTATCTTTTTACTAAAACGAGAATATCTACAACAATTTTTGAATGATATGAGGGAGATTATGACTTATGGATTATCTTCAGAATACATTAATGAATCACTAATTCGTACCGAAAATACTAAAGTCACAATCCCCAACTAAACTCAACCTTCTGCTAATGCTGCAAAATAAGATAGAGTATCATCATCATCGTTTTCGGAACTCTTTGGCACAATATCGGGGTCGTTAAATCCACCATTATCACTACTTAGAGAGTTCAATTCATCTTTCATGCTTTGAGGCATGGGACTGGAATCTCCACGATTTTGAGCACGAAACTCCTCTTCTTCCTCAATACTCTCTTGGTCTTGAAAGTTGGGAGTACCCTTAATACCAAGAACATAATCAAGACGCTTCTTCAAAGTATCATAGTCCTTGAATTGATCTGCACCAGTAAACTCTTCCAAAGAATATTCTTTCTTCCAGATTGCTTCCATCGCATCATCGTCGTCCAATAGTGAATCTTGACGAGCAAACTCAGAAGAGTCATAGTTGCGATAACCGGCAACATTCTTTGCCTTCAGTTTGAAGTTAGCACCCTGCCAGAAGTCAAACGGATCGATTGCTTCCTCATCCTCAAACTCAGGTTGCATAGCAGCAGTGATCTTATCAAAGATCTTCTTACCAAACTTATAGAGCATTACCTTACCCTCATCCTGATGATTAGCATGATCTTTGCCTACATAGATGTTTGCCAGATAAGTCCGTTTGCGTTTCTGCTTACGTGCCTGATCTTTGCCAGCATCAGTACCATTGTTCCACAGCATCGTGTTATACTCAGACACAGGATCTTTCTGACCCAGAGTAGTCAGAGAGTTCTCAATATACCAACCACCAGGACCTTGGAAGGCATGAGAATACAGTTTTACAAAAGGAAGATCTTCTCCCTCAGGTGCAGGAAGGAAACGGATAACTGCATAACCGTTACCACCTTTATCAACTTCAAGTTTCCACAGACGATCATCGCCTGCACTACCTGCATTATTCATTTTTTCGACTTCTTTGACCAATTTCTGAGTCAGGGAGCCAAGTTTAGATTGCTTCTTAAGGTCAGCAAAAGACATTCGGATTACCTCGGATTTGTTTGGATTTGTTGAATTTACTTAGATAGTATAACAAGGATTGCTTCAACCGTCAACATACTCTCTGAGAGACTTAATAGTTGTATTCATACTATCAAATAAAGTTTGCATATCAGTCTCTGGTGGAAAACCCATCAGAGCAACAGATTTGCGGAGATTCTCTTTCATCTCAATTGCTTGAGGATCTTCTGAAAGAGAAAGTCTAGTATACATCACTTTTTGCTTGTCGAGCAAGTTTGTGAGTAAATCAATATGTTCAAGTTTTTCTTCATTAGACATTGCACTGAAAGACATAAGACTTCCATAAATTTTTTCTTGCATTCTGTTTATTTCACTCAGTTCTTCCTGAATGATTTCGGATTCAAAAAAGTTACTCATCTACAATATCCCTTAAAATCTTTTTATACTTGAACATATCAAGATTATTTAGAAAGGGTTTGTACTTTGAAATTTTAAGACTGACATTTTCCCATATAGGGTCATTTAGTTTTTTGTCGAAATTATTCTTAAAAGAAAAAATTTTTTCAAATATAACTAAAGTTTCAAGACTTATATTTCCACCAAGATATCTTTTTAATAGAATTGGATGTCCTCTCGAACAATCGAATACATTTTCCAATTTATTGTTCGAGAATAATTCATCACTCTGTTCTTTGAATAAGTATGTCAAACTCTGTTGCCTCTTTATCCAATCTGAATATGTTCTTTCTCCAGAATTGATGATTTCTCCTATCCACAAGTTTTGTGGATTATCAGCAGCAGAAAAATTTGATACAAGAAATTTTACGACTTCTTCATTATCATATTTACGACTGGTTTTTTCAAACCAATATCTATCACGTCTTTTATTGAAAGATGTAATAGATGCTCTAGTTTTAGCACCATATTTGAAGAAGTCATATTTTGGATTTGTAAAGTGATTTTTTAATGACAAATAATGTTGATAGACCTCAAATGGTTTCACTTTCATAAAGGCAATTTTGCTCTCGAAGTTCTTTTCATAAAGTTGAGTCTTGTAGCATCCCACTTCAATTTTTCTTTGAGTGGTTTTGAGATTAGTTTTGTTACCGATTCTATTTCAAGATCATTCACTTGACAATAATGAACAATTGCATCAATATAATTAATATTTTCTTCGGCAACAATTTTTTCAATTTCTATTGCAAATTTTGCAGGTGTTAGAAATTTACTTTGAATTGCATTTTCTAATTCTTTATTCGGTTCCATAGAGTTCCAATTTATCTCTAACAAACTTTCTAATATATTCGGAAAGAAGTTTGATGTACTTTGATTTGTCTCGTTCTTCATAGACGACGCATTCTCCATTTTCACAGGCCATAATGATTACAAGTTTTTTGACAGAAATACCTGTCAATTCATACAGCATACAACCATATGCCATGCACTGTACAAAATAGTGTTCGATCCACTCTCGTGGTTTTGGTTTCTTTGAAGTTTTAAAGTCAATTATTGCTAACTCACCCTCGTATTCCGCAATACAATCAACAGTTCCGGCAATACCTAACTGCTTACTATATAGCGAACCTTCCAAAGCATGAATATTATTTATTTTTTTTAAATCATTTTTGGAAATCTTAAATAAGAATTCGGAAATAGGTTGAACATCAGATAAATTCCGATTATGTAGATAATCCTCAACAAGAGTATGCATATCAGTACCACGACTTGTAGCAGCCTTGGTAATACGATCTGCTTCCTCATTTCCAACTTTTTTACGCCATTTTACAAAGATCTCTTTGTTGAAATGACTAGTCACTGATGTAATAGAAACTAGTTTAAGAAGTTCCTCTTCGTCAGGGACAGAATAATAACGAACTCCGTCAATAGTCTCCCTCTCTAAACTGGGAAGTTTAATATCAATATGATTAAACATCAAAAACCTGCTTCCATTTTTGCAATGATATATTCTCTGACAATTCCAGAACGAACAATGTCATTAATACCAAATTCAATCATACCAAAAGATGGCATTTTACGCAAGACATTCATAAAATCTACGATACCATTTCTTTCATTTGTTTTTTGCAAATCTGATTGCATCGCATCTCCACAAAACATAATCTTACTATTATCACCAACACGAGTAATAATACTATCTAATTCATGAAAATTTAAGTTTTGAAATTCATCTACGATAATAATTGCATCATCAAGTGAAGTACCACGAAGAAATGATGTACTCCAAAATTTAATGATTTCCTGTGATTTGAGATTACCATAAAGCATTTCGGTATCAGCACCAGGAGTAAATTCAAACATATACTTTACCATATTTTTGTATGGAATTTGATATATATCTGCTTTATCCTCATGAGAACCAGGAAGAAATCCAATCTCTCTAGTTGCTACAAGAGACCTAACAAGATAGATTTTCCTATAAGGTGTATTTACATCTAAAACATCACGAAGTGCATTATAAAGAGTAATAAATGTTTTTCCTGTTCCGGCACATCCATAAGCAACTAGATGTTTTTCTTCCGCATACAGATCAAAAAATTTTTTTTGATTATCTGTTTTCGGTTCTATATCATCTCTTAAGTAATCAGCATATGGTGATTTATTCTTTTTTTCGTTTTTTGATGTAAGACCAACTCCGATTGGTTGATCTTCTTTTGCCGACGATCTTTTTCTTCTAGTCATTTCTCAAATCTTTTTAACTTTTGCTCCAGGCATTGATGCTGCTCTTCCAAGAACATCGTTCCATCCAGGATTTTTATTAACGAGTTTATCTCTCCATTCTCCAACTTCCCCCGGTTGAGGAC